CACAGGCTGTGACAGTTATGCAAGCTGGCATCCAGACTTCAAACACTTGAGTCCCACATACACAGTGGAAGAGCTTGTGAACCGAATGACTGAGCTATTGCCCAATGGCAACTGGTTGCAACCCAATGGCAATCCTGTGCATTTGGTAATCACTGGTGGTGAACCATTGCTGGGTTGGCAACGTGCTTATCCAGAACTGTTGGATGTTTTGGCCGAACGTGGCTTGCGACACATCACATTTGAGACCAATGGTACTCAAGAGCTAAGTCGAGAGTTTAGAGATTACTTGCGCAACTGGTTTGGTGAGATCACATTCAGTGTTAGTCCAAAATTAAGTGTCAGTGGTGAGTCCTGGGCGGACGCTATCAAGCCTGATGTAGTTTGGGATTATGAGACACATGGTATTACATATCTCAAGTTTGTTGTGGAAAAAGTTGAAGACTTTGACGAACTGGATCGTGCAGTGGATGAATATCGACTGCGTGAGTTTGGTGGTCCTGTGTTTGTGATGCCTGTGGGCGGTGTGGTCAGTGTGTATGATGGCAATAGAATCAATGTGGCCGACGAAGCACTCAAACGTGGTTACTGGTACAGTCCACGATTACACGTTGACCTTTGGGGCAATGGGTGGGGAAAATAATGGGATTCTTTGATAGATTTAAGAAGCAGCCTCCTGTAAAAGAGGAAAAAGAAAAAGTTATCCGTGTGCCCAAGGCGCCTGAGAAAACTGCCAAACAACTGGCCACAGAAAACAACGAACCTTATGTGGCTATTCTTGCCATGGACATTGATCCCAACAACTTGCACCAAGGTGCATTTGAACTGGACTGGAATGAAATATTCATTGCACGCCTGGTCAAGGCCGGTTACATGATGAAACCCACAGACGCAGACTCAGACATTGTGGATCGTTGGTTCCAAAATGTGTGCAGACATGTTGTGATGGAAACATGGGAACAGGACCAAGCCATGCGCAACTCAGCAGGCGGTTATGTACACACCCGTGACATTGGTGACGGACGCACCGAGATTAGTTAAGGAAATTGATATGATGGATGGAAGACGTGTGGGCTTTACTGCCAGCACTTTTGATTTGTTACACGCTGGTCACATTGCCATGTTGCGTGAGGCCAAAGAAGAATGCGACTACTTGATTTGTGCGTTGCAAAACGATCCCACCTTGGATCGTCCTAATAAAAATCGCCCAGTGCAGAGCATTGTAGAACGACAACTGCAACTGATAGGTTGCAAGTACGTGGATGAAGTTTGGGTGTACAACACAGAAAAAGATCTAGAAGACCTGTTGTTGATATTGCCCATTGACGTGCGCATATTGGGTGTGGAATATGAAGGTCGAGAATTTACTGGTCGTGAGATTTGCCACAAACGTGATATTGAACTACACTTTAATGGTCGCGACCATTCGTTCAGCAGCAGTGAATTGCGTCAGCGTGTGGCCACTGCCGAAGACATAAAAAAGAAAATGGAAGCATGGGAACCAGTGGGCGCAGACGACACAGGTGGTCCCAGTCCCAGATGATATTGTATGCAAATGGGTGCAGTCACACCGCTGCCGCAGAAGCAGTTGTGCCAGATGCGTTTGCAGTGGATGATGGTAAGAACGGTATAGATCGTCGCCCACATCCACTTAATTTGGCAGCCAGTTGGTGTACACATTTGGCACAGAATCTTGGCCGTACATTGGTTTGTGATGCAGAGTCGGCTAGCAGTAATGACCGCATCATTAGAACCACCAGGGAATGGATTGCCAACAACCCTGACAAACTGAACAACACATTCATGGTCATACAGTGGACCACTTGGGAACGAGAAGAGTGGTTGCACAACGGCACATGGTATCAGGTGAACGCATCTGGGGCAGATTGGGTTCCCAAAGAACTACAGCAACGATACAAACAGTTTGTGGTTGATGTGGATTGGGCAATTAAAACCCAGGAATGCCATGAAAAGATTTGGACATTACACACCGAACTCCAAAGGTCGAACATCCCTCACTTGTTTTACAGTAGTCACAGTACTTTCAGTGATGTTCAAAATCAACATATTTGGGGTACCAGTTACATGTACCCTTACAACAGACAGGGTTCTTACAATGTCATTTTGCAACAAAATGGGCATGTGCCCACAAAATGGTACCATTTTGATGCCAAAGGCCATTGCTTTTGGGCCAACTATGTGTTACAATACATCAAACAACACAACTTGGTGAACACAAATGCGCTACCTACTGATTGATACTAGCAACATGTTTTTCCGTGCGCGACACCAAGCACATCGTGCCGCAGACACATGGACCAAATTGGGTTTTGCCCTGCACTTGACCTTGATGAGCGCAAACAAAGTGGCACGTGATTTAGGCGCTGATCATGTGGTATTTGCACTGGAAGGTCGAAGCTGGCGCAAAGATCATTACAAGCCCTACAAGGCCAATCGTGCCGTGGCACGTGGGCAAATGAGCGAGTCAGAAGCAGAAGAGGACAAGCTGTTCTGGGAAACCTATGATGAGCTGACTAAATACTTGTCTACAAAAACCAATTGTAGTGTTGTTCGTTGTGCCACAGCAGAAGCAGATGACATCATTGCACGTTGGATTGCTTTACACCCCCAAGACGAACACGTTATTGTCAGCTCAGATTCCGACTTTGTGCAGTTGATTGCACCCAATGTAAAATTGTACAATGGCATCAACGATCACTTGTTTAGTGTTGCGGGTGTCACAGACGCAAAAGGCAAAAACTTGGCATTCTCTATTGAAAGCAACAGCAAGATCAAGGTTGGCAAAGCCGATGCCAACTTTGTGCCACCTGTGGATTATCAGAAGTGGGTGTTGTTCTTGAAGTGCATGCGTGGTGATCCTGGTGACAATGTGTTCTCAGCCTATCCAGGTGTGCGGGTCAAAGGCACAAAGAATCAAGTGGGTCTCACAGAAGCATTTGAAGATCGTGACCGTCGTGGCTATGCATGGAACAATCTCATGTTGCAACGTTGGATGGATCATGAACAAACAGAACGCAAGGTCTTGGACGACTATGAACGCAATCGTGTGTTAATTGATCTCACTGCACAGCCCGATGCTGTCAAGGCAGTCGTAGATGAAGCCATACGTGAGCAGATTAGTCATAAGGATGTGGGCATGGTAGGTGCGCACTTCCTAAGATTCTGTGGCAAATATGAACTCACCAAACTCAGCGACTATGCAGATGCTATAGGTCGCTGGTTGAATCAAACATACAAAGGAGTATTAGATGATCGAAGCCAAACCCATAGTGGATAAAAAGTATTGGATCTTGAAGCAAGACAATCGCAAGGTTGGTGTGGTAGAAGCTGAAGCCGACGGCTACACTGTGCGCATCAATGATCAAGTGGGCAAGTTCAAAACCATTCCCATGGTGCGAAAGCAGGCCAACATTGAGTTTGCACCACCTGAGAAAATCACAAAGCCTGCGCCAGACCAAGTGCATGGATTTGAAACAGGATGCAGAGCATTCAATCCCATGTGGGATGTCAAACATAAGTTGCCACTGTTCACAAAAGAAAACAAATCAAAGTCATGGTATGCCGCTGGTTGGTATGCTGTAAAACAACATCGTAGTTGGAAACTGATTCGCAACCCAAAACTAATTGTGTTGGAACGTTATCAATATCAAGGACCATTTCATACTCAGGAGGCAGCACGTGACAAATCCCTTTCGTGATCAAGAAAAATTCATGCGGGCCTGTGACCAGTCGGTCGAGGAATTCAATCAAAGTCAATTCAACATGTATCTTGGACTGATTGAAGAAGAAGCTGCTGAACTCGGTGTTGCAATCAGTAATCACGACCAAGTAGAAACACTGGATGCACTGATTGATATTTTGGTTGTTACCATTGGTGCTATCCACTCCATGGGTGCTGACGCCGAAGGTGCCTGGAAAGAAGTTATGGCCACAAACTTTGCCAAGATTGATAGAGAAACTGGCAAGGTGCGCAAGCGTGAAGATGGCAAGGTACTCAAGCCCACAGGTTGGCATCCACCTGTGCTGTCACCATTCCTGACTAGAAAATGAAAACACGCGAAGAAATTGTCACCGCAATGTGCTACACCTGGCGGCATGATTATGGGCTTGACCGCAATGAACATGATGGTCCAGGTGGTTTGGTCAGTGTTGGCCTGACCGATGCTGACCGCAAACTATTATGGAGTCAAATGGCACAGATCTTTGACAACGACATTGCACCACACATGGAGTTTAGACCATGAGCATGCACATAAATCGTTTTGTGGACTCAATAAAGGCTGCAGAAAGCCGCGGACAACGAGAACTACAAATAAGCCTGCGTGATGCCAAAGATCTACATAGTGATATTACCAAACTGTTGCTCACACTGGAACAAATGCGAACACAACAAGCACGTGGTGCAGAAATAGTAGAAGTGCAGATCACCGGCGGTAGTTTTAAATCTACATAGTTATTGGCATAAATAAACGCGGAGTTTAATATGTCAAGACCAAAGCCTACAGTGCTAATTGAGCACACTAACAAACAGACTTACAAGACAGAACAAGTGCTGGCGTCAGAAGGTGTTTGGGCGGTGTTTTTTGATGCCAAGCCTATCAACTTGAAAACCAGCAACTTGCTTACTCAGTTTCCTGGTCCCAAGTACAAAAAAGTATCGTTCTCCAACCCAGGACACGCCATCAACTTGGCTAGAAAACTCAACACACAGTTTCGAACAGACAAGTTCAGTGTTGTGCTGTTGACACAAGGGGATAAGATCTATCCCAATGCTCAATAAACTTGCTCTTACTCAGGAACTGATAACACGTTATCCTGATGCGCCACCTCTTGATGAAGCCATGCGCACCTGGTGGCAGAACATTCAAGATGATGGTGGCCTAAGACTCACATACGAAGGTTTTTATGTGTTTGAGAACTTGCTGGAACTCAGCAGTTACACATTTGATTTGCCAGAGAAGTTGTTGACTCCCAAGAACTTGCTGGCACTAGATCGCCGCATGACTTGTCCTTACTACATGGTCAACAATCGCAAGCTCAACAAACTGGTGATGTTTGGCAGTAAAGAAGCTATGATGGCCACACTGCATGGAGACATGCAGAGATTTATCACAAGTTTAAGTTATTGATATCACGTTGAAATCGAATTTCCATCATGGTGG